TATATATAGTCTATATATTTTAGGGGACTTCATTAGGAAATTTTCCCACTTTTTCAAAACAAGGCATTCAAGCCCTACTCTTTGGCGGAACAGCATGCCTTGTCACCCAAATTGCATTTACAATTTAGCACCTAAAAAGCCCCTCAATTCTTCATGCTACAGGGTGCTAACGTATGTAAAGGCATATGCTCATAAGCACCAACCCTTAAAAACCGATTCTAGAGCCTTTTCGCTTCTAACCTTACTGCTCATTGACTTGTAGCCGAACAATCTCACTGCTTATCACTATTATCGCATGTTGTTACGTGCTATCGAGTGCGACACATTCGCAGCATTCTAGGCACGGATCAACTCGAATGCCCCACGTGCTGATCCGCTTTATTGGCTGATCGTGTAGGCTTGCGCGCCTAGACGGCTTGAAAGTGCCGAGGGATAGGTTACCCTACCCCGGGGTCTTTCGAGGGGTACAGGCTCCACAGGCTTCGGGCCTTCGCCGCCGGGGAGGTGCTATCCGTACGAACTAAGCCCCAAAATCCTCAAAACCGAGAAGCCTTAAAATTTTATCCGCCACACCACCCCCACCCCCTTCAATATATTCATTCTTTCTGTTCCTTCCAGCCTCCACACCTAAACAAACATAAAAAATGAATATATACCACTCGCACACCTTCGACCCCTTGACAACCGCCCACCTCCTTCTGTATGCTCTTAATGCAACCCCCTGTTGCCCGCCGCCCCCGTAGCGCTCACCGCAGAGGGGCGGTCAATTTAAACGAAAAGAGGAACACGATATGGTAGAAACAGCCAAAAACGAACCGAAACCAGCATTCAAAGTAAAAGTAGAAGGTCAGTACTGGGCGTCAACCACACATAACCAGAACGTCAAAAAGAAGTTTGAGATCGCCTGCATGATTCCCGCAAACCAGATACAAAACATAAACGGACTTCTAAAAGCCCGACTACTGCCGCAGCTTATTGAGAAGAGCGACATCAACTTTATCCGGCTACGCACCTTCTCTGTCATCACCACGACCCCTGTGGGGGGAGTAGACCTTGACGCGCTTACTGAAGAACAGCAGATCAGGCTGATGTCACATCCGCAGCTCGTTAAATTCATCAAGAAAAAGAAGCTCCCCATCGACACCAATCTGTACACACAGCTCGAACCCTTGAGAACAGCGGTGCAGCTCGCCCAAAAGAACCCAGAGTTCTACGCAAAGCGCGAGGCTGAGCTCGCGAAAGGCGTTTCAGTCTCCAACGATATTCTGGCCATGAACAGAGATGCCAGCGTCACGACAGAGACGGACACCACGGACGAAGCAGACGATCTCTCGAAGCTGTAGTCAATGCCCGAGTATGAGGATGAGTCGCTTATAAAAGTCGAGAGTTATTCGCGACACATCGAGTGGATCAACGGGATACCCACACCAGTCAGCGTCCCCTTGATATCAGACCGAGGCGTTAAGGAGATGGTGCCCACAGCACTGTCTCTGCCCTATGTAGGTCGGAAGGTTTTTGTGCGAAACCCCACAACAGGCGAGGAGACGATCCTGCTTGATATCGAGCCAGAGTTCGTCGGGATGAACAATCTTGAGGTTATGGTTATCAAGGAGGCTCAACTGGCTGCAGCAGGCAATTCCGAGGCCACCCATAGGCTTTTAGATAGGGTTCTAGGAAAGCCAAAGCAGCAAAACGAGAACTTGAACGTCAATGCTAGCTACTCAGAGTTTCTGGATATGTGTGACGCGCCACCCCCACGAAGCAACCCCATCAACGTAACCCCACAGGAGGACCCCTTTGACTTCTCTGACCTCTAATCTACTCACCCCACAACAGGAGAAAGTACACAGACTCCTACAGACGAACTTTGCGTACTTCGCCCCACGGGCGCTGAAGATTCAAGATAAGTCGGGGGCCTTAGTCCCTTTCCAGTTCAATGAAGCGCAGATATATGCACACCAACGCGCCGAGGAGCAGCTACGAACCAACGGGCGAATACGAATGCTCATTCTTAAAGGGCGACAACAGGGGCTATCTACCTATGTAGGCGGTCGGTTCTATTGGCGCTCAACCCGCAATAAAGGCAAGAATGTATTCATTCTGTCCCATGAAGCTCAGACGACAGAGAAACTGTTTCAGATGGTGGATCGCTTCCAGACGCACTGCCCCGAAGCGGTGAAGCCCAAGCTGGATGTGGACAATCGACGTATGTTGGTGTTCTCGAAGATTGAATCCTCCTACACCGTAGGTACCGCAGGGAATGAGAATGTAGGACGTGGGGGTACGTTGCAGTACTTCCACGGGTCTGAAGTCGCGTTCTGGGGCAATACCGAGGGGATCGAGACAGGTCTGATGCAGTCAATCGCTGACCTGCCCGATACTGAAGTGTTTTTAGAGTCTACAGCAAACGGTATGGCGGGACTATTCTACGAACTGGTTATGCAAGCCTTAGCAGGCGAGGGCGAATACGAGCTCATTTTCATCCCGTGGTTCTGGCAGGAAGAGTATTCGAAGACCCCACCCGACGACTTCAAAACTACTGAGGATGAGGAACACTTAAAACGAACCCACGAACTATCTAACGCGCAGATATATTGGCGACGACTGAAGATCGCGGATCTCCGAAGCGAATGGAAGTTTCGCCAGGAGTACCCCTGCAACCCGATGGAGGCTTTTCAGACGAGTGGCCGGGGATTCTTTGATGCGGAATCTGTCGAAGACGCCATGAAGCGCACGGTAGACAATCGAGGGTCGATCGCCCCGCGAGTTGGTGCTATGGACCCCGCAGGTAAGACAGGTAAAGACTCAGCCGTCATGGGGTGGCGCCACGGCGCAGTCGTGATGGAGTACAAGAAGTTCGACGTGGGGGAGAAAGACCCTATGGAGCTGGCGTACCGTGTGGACGCGTACATCAAAGAGCACAAACTGGAATGGTTCTTCATCGACAACGGGTATGGAGAGGCCATCGTGGCACGGCTGCACGAGCTTAACCCCGCCTACAAACGAATGGTCATTGGGGTGTGGTTCAATCAAAGCCCCCGAAACAAAGATAAATACGGCAACATCCGCGCAGAGATGTTTGACACCCTGCGGGATTGGCTTAATGGAGAGGATGGCCCTTGTAGCATTCCAGACGACGAGGCGATACGACGAGATTTTATGATCATACCCGAGGAGCGACACAACAGTAATGGCAAGATGCTGATACCGCCAAAAGAGGATTTGCCGTTCTCCACCAACATTCTTGACACAATTGGACTTATGTTCATCTATCCAGTAAAATCAAAAAGTGTAAATAACATTGTTCGGAAATCCAGTGGGGACACTAACCGAGGCAGCCACTCACCCCTGTCTACGATGCGAAAGGCAGCAAGACCAAACAAGACCCCGCTCTCGATAAGCCAGCGACTCGACATACTTTAGGAGGCAACCATGGGCACAGCAGAAGAAAAAGACAGAGTTATTCGACGGTACAAAAAGTTAGTCAACGAGAAGACGCCGTGGCTCACTATGTATCAACTTGTGGGAGAATACATACGGCACCGAAAGCAAGACTTCACCACGCAACACGCAGAAGGTGACTTCCTAACAGACCAGATATTCGACACCAAAGCCAGCGAGGCCAACGAGCGCCACGCCACCGCACTGATAGGAAACATGTGGCCGTCAGGTGCGAAGACGGTTAAGCTGATACCTTCAGACGGGCTTACAGACAACAAGCTAAACAAAGACTATTTTGAAAAAACGACCCGAAAGCTAACCGATTTTATGGATGACCCAAAGTCAGCGCTCAGTCTAGCCTTAGCAGAGTGGGCAGGGGATATGGGGGCGTTCGGAACGTGCGGGATAGCCGCTTTCGAGACACAAGACCTACGACAACCCCTGTCATATAAAGTGTGGGATGTAAAGCGCATGGTCATTGACGAGGATAAAGATGGTTTCGTAAACGTAATTGGGGCAGAGTACGAGTATGACGCGGAGACAGTTGTCGCGGAATATGGCATTGCCAATGTGTCAGATAAAATGAAGAAAGCCTACGAAACAGGTGACTATGCTGAAAAAGTAAAGGTGCTAATCTTTGTTGAACCTCGGAAGAACCCAGACCCCAACAAAAAAGGCAACAAAGCGATGCCCTACGCAGCTTGGCACATTGATCTTACCAACGGAAAAGTCATGCGTGAGAGTGGGTTCACAGACCTACCCGTTATGGTCTCTCGATTTGACAAGGCCACAGGTGAAAAGTATGGACGGTCTCACGGAATAGACGGGATGCCGGACATCCTCTTGGCAAACGCCATCTCTGAGGCACTGATACGAGCCACAGAGAAACAGCTCGACCCACCCCTAGGCGTTTCAGACGATGCAGTCCTTGGGAATGGTACAGTTGATACCTCGGCAGGCGGTCTCAACGTGTTCTCGATGTCTGGACGCACCCCAACGGACAAGCCAATCTTCCCAATATTTACAGTAGGCGAGTTGTCGAGCTGTATGGAGCTTCGAGAGAGCCTACGAAAAGCAATATGGGAGCGATATAAGCTTGACCTGCTTCTGGATCTAAACAACGAAACCCGCCAGACCCTAGGCGAGGCGCAGATACGTCTGCGTATCCGCTCTGAGGGCATAAGTTCAGTGTTCTTGCGTCAAGAAGTCGAGTTATTCAACCCGCTCATAATTCGGTCGTTCAATATAGCGTTCAAAGCGGGATTGCTCGGAATACAGCCGGGCGATTCGCGGGAGAAAGACTTGATCGAAGCGGGAGTGGATGTCTATTACCTGCCACCAGAGATTGTCGAGCGGATTAAGCAGGGAAAAGACGTGTATAAAATCCAGTACATCTCTCCAGCTAAACGCATGATGCAGTCTGAGGAGACACAAGGCATTATGACCACGATGCAGTTTGCTACAGAACACGCCCCCATGTTTCCTGACATTACTTTGAAGATCGACGAAGAACGCGCCACACAACTTGTTGCGGAACTGACGGGGGCGCCCATGTCCATCGTTCGTGATCTTGATACGTTCAAGAATCTTAGACAAGCCCGGCAAGAAGTTCTGGCACAACAGGCTAAAGCCGAGACAGCACAAAAGTTAGCGGCCACAGCACAATCCATGGCGCAAGCGATGACAACAGGACAGGGAGATCAGGCGAATGGCAGATAAGCCAAGAGAAAAGGAGAGTGAGAAAAAGCCCAGCAACCAAGAGGCGTTACGGGACTTGATCGCACACGTGGCGCGAACCAAAGAGGGGCGATTATTTTTAAGTTATCTGCACAGAGACTGTGGGTTCATTGACACAGACTCCCGATGGGACCCCAACACGGGCGACATAAACGCGATGGCCATTGTGCATAATGCCGCGCAGAGAAATGTGTATGTGAGAATACGAAAATACATCCCTCGGGATTGTATTTTAGAGATTGAAAACTAAGAGGAGGAACAAACATGCCTATTATGAGTTATGACGCAGGGGGAGCCGAGGTAGATATCACCCCAGCAGCTTTTAAGGAGCAAGAGTGGGCGAAGAATATCAAGTCAGTGGATGATATGTTTACTCAGTTTGACAATGCCCAGAAGCTAGTTGGTAAGTCGGTTCAGATTCCCGCAGACGATGCGGCTGCCGAAGACTGGGGCAAGGTGTACACCAAGCTGGGACGACCTGAAAAACCTGAAGACTACGCGCTGAATGTTGGAGAGACCGCAGACGCTACACTGAAAGAACAGGCAGCAGGTCTAGCGAAGATATTCCACGATAACGGGCTATCTAAGAAGCAGGCAGCTAAGCTGTTAGAGGGCATACAGGGGCTGTCTAAGGCGCAGATACAGCAAATGCAAGAAGCAGCCACTGCGAAGGATGCTGAGTTTAACACCCTTATGGAGAAAACTTTTGGGGATAAAAAAGACGAGACTACGAAAGTGACACGAAGCCTTATCGAGAAGTTTGCCCCACCCGCGCTTCAGGAAAAAATGAAGGACATGTCAGCAGATCAGTTAGCAGCTATGGCGGCAGTCATGAAAGGCATTCAAGACACCTATATAAGTGAGGACGACATTAAGGCACTAGGCGGTTCGCATTCTGGGGGAGCGAAGACCGCAGAGGATTGGCGAGCAGAAGGTATGCGTCTAGCGCAGCTGCCTGAGTACAAAGACGTCATGCACGTTGACCACGAAAAGACGGTCAAGCTACATGCAGCAGCATATGCAAAGTACGGAGAGATGACGAAGTAGGTTTGACATTTGAAAAATTCTCCTTTATTGTGGGGGTAGAAGGGTAGCCCTTGTGGTCCTTCTGCCCTCGCAGAGGTTTCTGCCGGGAACCCGCCCGAAAACGGTAGGCCGTGTCCAATAAAATGGGTAGCATAACCAAAAAACAAATAACCAGGAGGATAAAATGGTCGCTACAGTTTCAGCACATCATGTTACTCAGTTCTCGGATCGCGTTCACTTAGCCGCACAACAGAAGTCGTCTCGTCTTCGCCCTTTCGTAGAAGTACAAAAGGTCGTCGGGGAAGATATGGCCTATGATGGCCTCGGCACTGTTGAGGTTTCGCAGGTTACGACTCGTAATACTGCCGTATCTTTCACGGATATTGAGCACAATCGTCGTAAGATCACCCCAATCACGTATTCTGTTACTATCCCGCTTGACGAAAAAGATGTTCTTCAGATGTTAGAGAACCCCACTACGAAGTATGTGGATGCGGTTGTCAATGCGCTGTTCCGCTCCATGGATGATGTCATCTACACGGCTATGAATGCCACGGTTTTGACAGGTCAAGCTATGGGCACTTCGGTAACCGCAGCGGATGACGGAGTTATCACTGTTGATGCCACAGCAGGATTCACCTACGAGAAGATCGTAGAGATTCTCCAGAACTTCATCGACAATGAAGTCGGGAACGAGCTAGATACTCCGATTGTTTTGGGTATCGGTGGTGAAGAGCATACGGATCTTAAAACTGAAATCGAGCTTAACAGCAACGATTACAGTAAGAATTTTGAAGTGAAGAACGGCCGCCTCTCGATGATCGAGGGCATGAATGTCATTCTGTTCGGGGCTAACTCCTCGCTGCCTATCATCGATGTCACCGACACCACAGCAAGTTGTTTTGCTGCTGCGAAGGGCGCTATCTGTATGGGTCTCGCTCAGGATATGCAGATTAAGGTGCAAGACCGTCCAGACTTGATCCAAACCACACAGGTTCAGATCAATGGTCGTTATGGTGCTGTTCGTACTGAGGGTAAACTCGTACAGATGATCAGCACGACTCGCGCCGCCTAAGTTTAGTGTTTTTCAGAAGCCCCAACAGAGTACAGGCTGTTGGGGCTTCTTACTAAAGGAGCTAATATGAGTCGCCCTACCTCTGCTGTTGATCTCTGCAATCTTGCTCTTGGAGAACTCGGAGCGAAAGTAATCTCATCGATAACCACCCCCAAAACTGCTGAAGAGTCTGTCTGTGCTAGACGCTATGATGCGACTCGTCGGGCGGTGCTTCGGATGCACATTTGGAATTTTGCCAAGCGGCGAGTTCTGCTGCCGCGTAGCGGTGCCCCTGCTTTTGACTTCACTGACCAATACCCACTACCAAATGACTACATACGCTTTGCGGATGCAAAGGTTGCGACAGACGGAGATATCGGCAAAGATGACTATGACATAGCCGATGGGTTCTACATGGCGAATGCGGGTGGAGTTACGGGTGTCCAGTTCTCATACATATATGACCACGACACCATCGCGAAATGGGACCCACTATTCTTACGGCTGTTTGTTCTCTATCTCGCTAAGGACATGAGCTACGAACTCACGCGAAAATCTGCGGTTAAGGAGTCGATACTTTCTGAGATAAACCTAATCGAAGGACGAGTCCGGGGTATCGATGGACAAGAGAGGCCCCCGATACGTAGGGAGTACAGTAAATTTCTTGGAGCGAGGAGTTCTCGAACAGACTCTTCTCGGTTAAATGGGATTCACTAATGATACTAAACACACGTTTGGGAGTGGAGAGCTATCCCCCAAGCTAAGAGGCCGAAGTGACATCGAGGCGTATTTTTCTGGCGTTGAGCGTATGGAGAACTTTGTTCCAGACGTTCGAGGCCAAGCCCGTTTCCGACCTGGGAACAGGTACCAATACGTAATAGACACTGAAGGCGTTCCTGACGCTACAGTTCGGGATCTAAACATAGACAAAGACATACGCTTTGCAACGCTAAATCTAAACACAAACGACCTTACGGATGAACTTGCTGATCGACTAGACAGTGTTCTTGTAAGCGCATATAAGCGAAACATAACCGGAAGTGAGATATGGTTTAATATCCAGTCTCAACTCTATGGCCCCGGGACGGTTCAGCCTACACTATTCACCGGCGCAGGGTATCCCCTCTCTCGCGTCAACTATCTCGATTGGGTTCAGCTTGAAGACTATCTATTTGTGATCCACCCCGCGTATTACGGCGCCAATAAGATTTTCTGGGACGTGCCTACTGGGCTGTGGACGTGTTCGCCTATAGGTGGGACTTCGGCAGATACCATATCGATCATAAACTACCCCATATTTGCGAATGTGGCAGAGCCTAAGCCTACAGGTGTTTGTCTTTTTGAGCAGCGCCTTGTTGTGTTGAGCAGCAAGCCGGGAGTGATCCACTTTGGTAGGTCTCCAGATCCTGTGACAGGAAAAGCACGGTACCTAGACATGACAGGCCAGACGATCATACAGGATGCAGACGGTGTGGCTGTAGCTTACAGAGTGCCAATATCGAAAGTCGATTGGCAGATAGTGGACGCTACAGAGTTTAAGGTGTATCTAGAGGACAAGGCTACAGGACTAAGAACGCTAAAGACGCTTACAAGAGACTATACGTATACGGACGAGACGACCACTTTTAAGATAACCTTTGGTACAGCTCCGCTCGATACGCAGCGGGTTGTATTTTTGAGGAACGAGGGGTATGCCGACGATGGGTTTACGTTGAGACTGCAGACCATCGTCCCCGGGGAAGATTTATTATGGGCCGTACCTATAAAGAACTTCTTGGCGGTCGGGTCTAATAGCGGGGTGTACTCAGTTACGTCTTCAGACGGGACGGGGCTGTCTGCGACAAACTTAAAGATAGAACCCATAAGCTACACAGGCTCGGCAGTGTTCAAACCTATCGTGTACAAAGATGGTTTTCTCTACATAGATAATACGAACAGAAACTTCCAGTACCTTAGGTATGACTTCTTTAATGGGGGGTATAAATCAATAAGTTTAGGCCCTCTCCAGCAGAACATACTCGCTTCAGACATAAGCTCCATCACTTTTTCTATTGGGGACCCTGACCAAGTATTTATGACCACCAAGGACTATAAGACCTACGCATACACTATCGGGACAGAAAGTGCGAGCGTTGGGTTCTACAGAGTCATCACTAACGCGTTCGATGGGGTGTGTGAGGTATACGGATAC